TTTCCAAGTTGCCTTCGTTTTCTCCATTCAATACTCCTGTTAAAGTTATAGCATAGTCTCCCAGTCCTATATATTCTTTTACTGTGCTGTCACGCCCCGCAATAGAGGTAGTGACCACATTCTTTGACTGGCTAACCTCTATTAAAACGCTATGAATTTTCAAGCCCTCGTAGGCTATTGGATTCTCTTGCGCCGTATCTTCGGTCTCAAAGAATTGCCCCCCTTGTATTACCAATTCATCATAGACTAGTGTTCCAAGATAGGATTTGCCTGAAGCATCAATGCGCAGGTTTTCCTCCAATCCCTGATCTTTTAACACCTTGAAGGTTATAGCCTTAGCGGCAGCCACAGCCACACTGGCAGGGAAGTAGCTACTCTTTATGGTAGTCTCGGTGTCTGTAAAGCTGCCTAAGAATTGTGTCATCGCGCTAAGGTTTGAGTGTCTAAAATTCCCGCTATCAAAGTCTCTGTTATCTTCCTTTCTATCTCTGCTGATGATTCATTAATAGTAGTAGACTGTACGGTAAAGTTTTCCACCAATTTATCTATGTTGATATTGAAAATCTTTGGGGCAGCTGAGGTTATTTTAGTAACTCCTGCTTGGGCAGCAGCGACACGTGCAGCATTAGCACCAGCAGCGGTAGCCCCATCTATGCCAACATTACCAAATAAAGCATCTATAAGAGCACGTGACTTTCTCGCTTCCTTAACGGCTCCACCTATCAACAACATAGAGGCTAAAACACGGTCTTCGCTAACCTTAAAGGTCTTGGCAAATTCTTCAGGGTCTAGGGCACCTCCCTTTATAAATTCCCTAAAGCCCTCAGCCTGTAGTTTATTTACTTCCTTCCCCTTTTCTACAAGTCCTTTTAAGGCCGCTTGCTCGAAATCAATAAGCCTGGTTTCTATTGCAGTTAACTCAGCGGTCTTACGTTTTAGCTTGATGCTACGCAGCAACTCTACATTAGCATTACGCTGCGCCTCCTCTATATCGTTAATGGAAGATTTTTCGGTGAGCAGGTTGGGTAAATATTCGCCATATTGTGTATTTATCTGATCTATTACCTGTTTTCTTATCTTTTTAGATATGTTCTCGCTCTTGGCTATGCGGAATAGCGCATTTAATTTCGTTCGCTCCGTAGTTAGTTCTTTATTGAGGCTATTGGTAGCCTTTTGTAGTCTGGTGAGGGTTTTTACACCCTTTCCCCCTCTTTTGCTAAATATTAGCCATGCGGCAGCGGCAGCCGCTAGCAATCCAGCAAATGCAGCTAGCGGATTTAATAGTAACGTTGCATTAAATATAGCTGTAGCGGCGGCGGCAATCCCAACAACAATCTTATAGGCCACAAAAGCAGCGATAGCAACGCCAATAACCTTTGTCATAAATATAATAGTGTCAATATTATCCCTTAAAAAAGCTGTCATATCCTGAATAGCCTTCACCACTGCATTGACAGCGGGCTGTAGTCGCTTAAATAAGTCTCTTTGAAGCAACCCTATAACATCGCGTAAGTTTGAAATCTGTCCACTAGTGGAAGCAGTTTGCTTTTTCATTAGGTCAAAGAACTTGCCTCCTTCCCCGCTCATAGCCATAAATGCTTTTTCCACCTCCTCAAAGCCTACATCACCAGCCGCAACCATTCTTGTTATTTCAGCAGTAGTCAGGCCCATAGTTTTAGACAAAGTATCCAATAAAGGAACCCCCGCGATAGCAAAGTCTCTTAATTCCCTGCCTGTCAGTCTGCTTTGTGATCTTACCTGACCGAAATTCAAAATGAGTCGTTCAATAGGTACTGAAAGTCCAGCGGCCACATCTCCTAAACTCTTCAATGTTGGAAGTATCTTCTCCTCAGCGATACCAAAAGCTAACAGATTCTTTGCACCCCTAGCTACATCTTTTAGTTCAAAAGGGGTCTTAATGGCAAACTCGGTAATCTCTTTAATTAATACTCTAGCCTTTTCAGCACTCCCCAGCATCGTTTCAAAAGAAATCTGTAACTGCTCAAACTCACTACCTACCTTAATAATATCACCAATAACACGTTGCGCTATAAACCCTGCAAACAAAGTCGTAGCCGTGTTCCTTAGACTGGAGAGCTGATTATCTAAATTCTTGGCATTTTTGCCTACCTTTTTCAGCTTGCCACTAAAGCGATCCCGCAGATTTAATATGTATGTTACGTCCCTAGCCATTACTTTATTTTACGAAGCTAACACCAATGGGTGTAGCCCCTTGCTTGTCTGTAATAGTACCTAGCCATTCTAGTTCACAGCGCATCCTAGCAAGCTGATCTATGTTAAGTTCATAAGGGTCTACATTAAAATGTAGGCGCATCAGTGCCATCCAATGCCCCCATCCCATAACGTTGTCCTTTTTTACGAGGCTGTGTTCCTTTAATTTTTTTTTATCTCTCCTGCGTAGGGCTTCAGGTAATGATTACCTAGAAGCAGACATAAGGAAAGTAACAGAAGTCCGTTTTCCTCCTTGAATTGAGGATCAGCTTTAACCGTGCAAGTCTCAAATATCACCTTGCCACCATCTCCAAAGTTCAAATCTCCACTGATAGTTGTCAAAGAAGATAGGGCGGTATTTAGCTCTTTGTAATGAGGAGTGCGTATCTCACACATCCGTTCATTGGAGGCCACACCCCACTTTTTTTGATCGAATGTCTTATCGGAATTAGCCTTGCGGCACTGCATAGCAACATCATCATAGTTTATCTGGTCGCCATCAGCGTATTTAGTACCTGATTTCCATAAAGAAAGGTCTTCTATCTCAGGCTCTTCATGGACAATAAAAGTCTTGGTTTTGGGAGGCATTACCGATATTTAATTTCAGAGGCAACAAAATTTAAAGTGACTGTAAGATCAGTGTCGCCCGTAGTACCTCCACCTCCATCATTGGTAAACTCCATATCTTTAATAACATGGGTCTGTGGATTTGATGGATTTGTAAATACCAATATAAAATCATCTGAAGGTAACGCTAAAAGTGACCCATTAGGTGCTACTTCTCGCAACGCCTCAATGTCATTTTGAGATAGTGTCATAGAACCTGTAACATCAATAGTACCATGACCCCTTGATACAGCACGATTGCCCGTACCCATGTTATTAGTTTTTTCTTGAGTCTCCTCGTAGTTTATCTCACTCAACGAAGGCAACGGCACACCTTTATAAGAAGCTATTATCTGGGAAAAATCAAAGGCACGACCATTTATTAAAGTGATAGCCATCAGTTTGTATGTTTTTTCATGATGCTATTTTTACGTCAAAGCCTATATCTATTTGAATATCACGTCCCACACCCACAGGAACCAAAGTAACTGCAATGACTATCTTGGAGGTGCTTAAAACGTCCTGTGTGGGGTCTATTACTACCTGCTGCTGACTTAACTCACCCTCTGCGACCATCTGCAATGTTGCCCTTTCAGCGTCGTTTTTGAACTTGGCTATAGTATCTTCACTTAATGTACCGTCGGTGTTTACATACAGCGGTGAAGCTACATTAGGCAACATATTAGTTCTTATGTTTCTTACCGCCTTGTCCATTGTCCGTACATTCTCAATGGTAGCAAAGTCATCGGTTTGCGTGATGGCCGTCCATGAGTCATTGAAATACGTTCCCGCACCCTCGGTATGTTTTCTTAAAAACACGTAGGAGAAGTTATCTAAAGTGTCCAGTAGCGCCACTGTCTGATCTACAAACAGCTCCGTTGTGGCAAAACCTACACTATCCAATGCTCCGTCCGCTACGTTGAACTTCTCTACCCAAGCTACATTCTCATGAACCTTGGCAAAAGAGACAGCTCCCAATAATGTTCCTGTCACCCCAATAGAGAATCCTGCAATCAACGCAAGGTTTTCTCGCAGAAATGTCCACTTCGTAGAATCGTATGGGCCTGCCCTTTCTGCGCCTATTAGAAGTCCTGTTGGAGCAGTAACATTGGACTTGGCAATAAAGGCGCCTCCCTGGTGTATTACTTTGTCACCAGCCTTATAATCCTTTGTGTTTACATAGACAAGCTGGTGGTAGTCTCCCTCTTCACCTATTGAGGCCGTCACTCTTTCATTAGAAAGCGTTCCTAAAGTAGCCAAAGCAGCTACGGTGGTACTACTCATATCGGCCTGTTGTACAACCGACATAGGACGGTTTTCAGTCTCTAAAGTATTCAGATCGGCTTGTGAGACAGTAAGTTGGGCTGCCGTATGCGTTTCGTGGGATATATAAATTGCTAATTGGCGTATTTCACCTAATGAGAAGTTCTGTATCGTTTGTATTTCGTCACCATTATAGGTGTTTTGTGCATTGATGCTCACATACAACACGCCTTGTGGCTGCTGTACAAAGTAAGCGTTAATGTGGTAGTGCATGATGGCAAAGTAAGAGGCCACACCCCCTGACATCTGCACATCGGTTGAGGTTCCTCCCGCACTTCCCGCTGTGTCGCCCGCATTCCTATCAATAAATACCAAAGGTGTTCCTGAGTCGTTCTTTAGTCCCAACTTGGCAGGCTGTACCAAAGTAATGATAGGGTCAGCATCGGTGGCTACCCATCCGTGTTTTATGCCTGTAGTAGTGCCTGCATTAATGGCAGCTACCAGTCCGGCAACCAATAAGGTTATAGTAGTGGCTGTTAAGACAAACTGCCCAATGGAGGCTCCGTCTAGCTCTATTCTTACGATCTCTCCAATTATCCATGTACCCGTAACAGTGACTTGACCGCCGGTGGCCAAAGTTTCGTCGGCATGGTCATCTAAAATACCGAGATTTTCGGCTTCCTTGATAGAGAATATCTTCTTTATACGGTCATCGGAAGCAAAGCCTGAAGGCAAACTCCCTGCTGTATAGAATAGCATCCCTGAGATGTGGTCATTGCCCGGCAGTGGTCGTCCTAAGCCGCCCTGACTCCTATTAAATTTAACGTCATTTAAAGCCATTAATTAGATTCTTTCCAAGCTATAAAACCATCGGTGACGCTGTTTTGGATTACTGCGGGCTTGCCAGTGTCTTCTTTATAAGCTACAGCATCTTCTTCTGTTACCTCATCAGGACTCATGCGCCCGTCGTCTGGAGTTTCCTCTTCCTGATCTTCGGATTCTTTCGGCTCACTTCGTTTGGCCTCGATGTATTCTATCAAATCAGCCTTTTTGAGCTTATCCCACTCATCTTTAGGATACCCTTCTGCTTCACATGCCGCCTTTAATTCCTTGACAGTCATAGTAACATTTTCCGTGACCGTTGGTGTAGAAATTGGGGTCAATGCCTCAATACGCGTTATGGTATATATTTCTTTGTCAGGCAGGCTTCCTGCATGGGCTGTAGCAAAATGGGAATCCTTCTCATGGAAAAAGTTTCCATCAGTGGTTGCCAGCATAAGGTTACATTCAGCATCCTTCTCAAAATATTGGACTGCATTAGGTATTAATTCTTGCTTAGTCATAGTTCTTATGTGTCTTGAACGATTGTTACTATTCCCTTTCCGTCTGTTCTGAGTGCTATTGATCCGTGATTTACCAAACCTGAAAGAATATCACCGTAAAATTCAGGCGCTTTCTCTTGGATAAATACTTCCGTATCATTCATTGCCATTGCTACGGCATTTGAGTGCCATCCGATAGCTCCGAAGTTGTCGTCGGTAGCTTCAGCGAAGCCTACAGCTCTTAATACTGGTGTCGCTGTATTTGTGTAAACAGTTACATTGGAACGCAGCATGATATTGAAGCCCCAAATACTACGTACAACACCTGTGGGTAAATTCCCTTGATTCATAAAGTCAGAACTTAAAAGCTCTGCCTTGTTTTCAATAAGCATGTTGTGATACATCTTTGAAGGCATCAGCAACCAGCGGTTGTCTTGAGGAACATTATCTTCATCCAACTTAGCGGCGGAACTGGCTAGGTCATTTATCAAAACAGCCTTACGGTTGCCTGTTCCGGTAGGAGGAGCTATGTTTGCCGTTGCAGTGCCGGTAGTCAGAACTATCTGGCCTGTGCCAGAAGCTAATCCTACCCCTGCCCATGTGTTAGCGGTTTCGTCGCCTATTCTCTTTCGGATTTCCTCGATTATATCTCTTAATACAGAGTCCATCTTGGAAAATGAGTTTTGCTTCTCTTCCAAGTCTGTTATCAACGTAGGGTCAATACTGTACTCGTTCAGATCATAAGTACGATCAGTGTCGGTACGTTGTGTGATAACGCCCGGTAGTACCGATCTGTTCTTTATCACTGTCGCAGGAGTTCCGGCTTGAGGGATATGAACAGTCTTTTTTTCAACAAATTCGTTATGATTTACGGATTTTGTTACAAAATCGCTGTCCGGCAATAGGGAATCTTCAATTCTGTCTTCCCATACTTCTACTTGAATAGCCATGATTATTTTTTTATTGTTTTTATACTACAAAACTCCAATTAATGATGATCGTTCCTGTAATGGGGCAAGCTGTCTCGCCGCTGGCAGCCCAATTGTCGGCAGCATTGAAATGAATTGTATGTGCATCGGCAGCCTCCATGAAAAATGTCCCACCTGTTCCAGTTGGGGATGTTCCTTTTAGTGTTGCTGTGCCGCTGGAATCTGTTGCGGTTTGTCCCGTTACCTGGTTTTCCATTGTAGCGGTGGTAAGTGTAGCAATGGCGCCAGTTCCTATCACAGTACCTATACCCACATCCGGGGTGTCAGCGTCGATGTTCCCATCAGCGGCAGTCAGGGTCATATTCATATTAACAGCATGAATAAGGATTATACCCGCAGGAAA